CTAGCCGGTGCAATCCTATGCGTGATCGAAGAAAAGAATATCACAAAGTCAGGTGCAGCCGCCTACAACAAGATTAAGGATTGGGTGACATCACCCACGATCTCGATCCACGCTAAGCATGTCCAGGTCTATCAGCAAAGAAACACGACGCATTGGATTCAAACGGCAAACGACAAAAATAGCGTGCCTATTTTCCCCGGTGACACTCGTATTACAATGATATGCGTGCCACCCCTGCAGCCAGGGGCCGAGGTTCCGAAGCAAATCTTCCTATCGAACCTAACAGATGAAGCACCGTATTTTCTGGCAACAATGCTGCACCTATCACTACCAGAACTGGAGCATCGGCTACGATTACCAATAGTTTCAACAAGTAATAAGAACCAACTGGAAGACGCAAACCAGACTGCCTTGGATACCTTCCTAGCTGAGATGTGTTTTAGTGTCCCCGGCGCCTGCATGCTGTTTAAAGATTTCTACTCTGCATTTCAAGCCACCTTAACCGGTGCAGATGAACGGTCTGAATGGAGTAAGTCGAAGGTAAGATCAATGCTGCCGTCTGAGTACCCTGTCAGCTACTATACGGATAACAAGAATTTTATTGGCAACGTTACAATGACAAGAGACACATTTTCAAATGACTTCTCATTTACCAGTATCAACAATCGACTTGTTAAGAAGGCCAAGTAACATGGACTATATTATCAGAGTGTTTAGATACGCAGATAAACGTAAAGATCTTGCATATCCGGTTGCAGACATTAGGGTATCAGAGAGCCTGCGTATGAGCGATGAAAGATTTGCACGTAAACATGGTGGTGACTATATTGAAATTGTAAGCGTTGAGGATGACTTGCAGTGATCATATTTATACCAACAACGGGTCCGATGGACCACGATGTGAAAATGCAACTCACATTAGAGACACTACAAAGAGTTTGTGGTGGCTACATTATGTTTCGAACGTTACCGGATTCAGAAATTGAATTAGTAACCTCCGAAGATGAAACGAAGCCCAAAAACTATACAGCCAGTGCCTTGGCTGGATTCGATGTTTTTGGGCCCGCAATTATGTGTGAGTCAAGTGACTTTGACTTTTAAAGAGTTGGTGTAGAAGCCCCGCTTTTTTCAATAAGTATTAGGAGTAGATATGACCAAGAAGTATGTATTAAAAGATTCTGGCACCCGAACTAACTTTTCGACGGGAGCTGTTCGAGACGCCCAAGAGGGCAAGGGTAGAATGGACCTTCTTCCAGCTCGTGCCATATTAGCGGTGGCCCGCATTTTCGAGGCTGGGGCTAAAAAGTACGGCGATAATAATTGGCGTAAAGGTATACCATTGAGTCGCTATATGGATTCAGGTTTGCGGCATGCTATGAAATACCTGAGAGGTGATCGCGACGAGGACCATTTAACCCAAGCAATTTGGAATCTACTCTGCCTGTCAGAAACACAGGGTATGATCGAAGAGGGTTTGTTACCACCAACGCTTAATGACTTACAGTACAACCCATTAGAAATTCAAGACAACCCACTGGGAGTGACAAAAAATGAGCAAGTACCATGATTCACTGCCGCACTTAAACGGCAATATTCTATGTGCGGTAGACTTAGAGACTACTGGTCGTATGCCTGGGTACCATGAAATAATCCAGATTGCTGTACAACCACTGGATTCAAAAATGGAGCCAATGTCGGGTGTGCGCCCATTTTATACGACAATTGCACCGGAGTATATGGAGCGAGCAGAAGGGGCGGCTACCGCAGTCCACGGGCTGGACCTGCCAACGCTAAAATTGACTTCGTTGGATCAGTGGAAGGTGGCAGATCTTTTTGACGAATGGTTTCAGAGTTTAGAGTTGCCGTTTAGAAAGAGTATTGTTCCATTAGCCCATAATTGGGCCTTTGAGGCAGGGTTTTTAAAGTCGTGGCTCGGCATTGAGTGCATGGGTTCGATGTTTCATCCCCACCCTAGAGACTCGATGCTACTAGCAATCGCAATTAATGACCGGAGTATGATGCGAGGTGATCCTGCAGTGTATCCTTCGGTGTCTTTGACAGCGATGTGTAAACAACTTGGAATTACTACAATTAAGGCACATGATGCGTTGTCAGACGCCCTGGCAGAAGCTAAACTCTATCAAATGCTTATGAGGTTGCCGCTATGAAGATGTACACGATTGATGTTTACGGAAAACGCCCCGGCACAGAAGAAGAGATTCAGGTTGCCCACATTGAATGTGGCTTTATACCAGAAGATCCAGATCGATTTGCGTGGGAACTGGGCGGTGAGCGATGTGTGATCAACGAGTTAAATTGAAACTGGATCTGTCCCCATAATCTTGTAAATTCGACAAGGGGCAAAATCTGTGAAGCAACATCGTTGGATATGGATACCATACTGACGAAGTTGCTTCCTACAGGCTTCTGTCAATTCTTCCTCCACTTTTCCAGTTAAGTTTAAAAGCAGGTCGTCCAGTTTCCACCGTGTTACCACCCCGACTATCGCGGCCTCAGAGATGTCATTTACTGTGGTATTAACATCCCAGTTCCGCTCGCCAATGGCTTGCACAACATCCTTAATTGAGAAGACAACTAAGGCGCCTGCGACGACCTGCTGTTTATCTAATGTGACTAGAGCTTGATTAGGTAGGTTATTTGTTTGACGTGCGGTGACTATAATCTCCCACTCTGTAGTGAGGGGCCAGACCCAATCCCACCCAGCATGCATCTTCTTGACGTATCTACCCCACCGCCACTTTACGCCACTATGCGTCGCCCGTATAATTACTGGGCGTGGAAATAACCGAAGTACCGCATTAAAAATATCTGACAACCAGGAAAAGTCCATTTCTATCCCTCCCCATCTCGAAGCCACGCTGTTTTTGCACCCCACACGTCTTCTACTGAATCATACTTAAAATCAAACTCTGCAACTGGATCTTCTTCTGACCAGATACTTGTGGTATCTTTTAGGCAAAGCAACCCGTCATTAGAAAGACGGAGTAAATCAGACAAAAACGATTTTGTATCATCGCTATTTTTACCGTCTCTAACTATCGTGCTACTTAAGTCAATAACAATTGCGTCACCTACTAGTGGTATTTCTTGATTCTGCGGCAAATCCCCCGGCGTAAGAATCTCGGCATCTGGTGGTTTATACTCATTTGTAGTAATCTCACCCTCTTTACCATACTCACGCTCTACTGAACCGTTACCAGAGTTAGCCAACTTCTTGTCGGATGGGTATTTATCTCCAGTATCGTGTGTGCGTTTTTCGTCTGTTTTGGACTCTTCGTCACCAACATCTCGTTTAGCGCGTGTACCACCTACGTAGGGTGCATCCTCTTCGGCGTCGTCTATCTTTCTCTCTAATGGTAATTCACCATCTGCGTCTTCCCCAATCCAGGCACCACCAGCGTGCCCCCAAACAACCTCATAGTCTGTTGGATACACCCACGACGGTGAAACATCTGCTGGCCATGCGAAATCATACGGTACCATAGTGCCAAACTTAACTGGTAGCCAACATTCCATGTCAATATAACGGTCTGCAGAATTGAAGGTTGCTTGCTTTACAATTGCATTGACTGGATCATCTGTGACATAAGGTCTTTTAAATGCGATTGTGATACAGTCAAGTGTCTCTACATTTAGTTTATTTAAGAAGGTTCTAAACTTCAATATTTTCCACGTATTGGCTTTTCGAATAAGCCAAAACGTTGCCGCCTTCAAAATTATTGTTGGGTCATTATAAATATAGAATTCTGTTGTCTCTTCTCTAAGTCCGTAGTAGGCTATATTATGTCTCAAGATCAATTTATTTAGAGTGGAATGAGCATAAGAAGCCCGCCACTCCGTGACAGATTTTGTCACAATGTCTTCACTGGGTGTCCCTTGAACCTCTATCGTATTTACTTCGATGTCACTCTCAATAATTGAGTCAATTGGAGTCGGTGCCTCGGGCAAGTAGGTTAAATAAAATACCCCATTGACTAGCCTAAGGCTACATCTGGCTTGATAGGCAATCTCCTGGAGTATTGTAAGCACATTTTTTCGATCCA